GATGAAGCATCATATTATTGTGTGACATTACATTCGACAGATGAAAGTAATCCTTCAGCTACTCCTAATTTCAAAGATTTAAATTCTATTTTATGTGGAATGGATTCATCTTATTGTGTTATAGATTATTGTCATCCCCATTGTAATAGTTGGTTTGAATATGAGGGAACTTTGGTTAATCAAGATTGTGGAAGAGATGGGTGTGGTAATCAATGTGGTGCTTGGCATGGAACTACATCTGATGGATGTGCACCAGATGGATATAATGGTTGGAATTATTGGTCTTGTGCGTCAACTGATATAAATTTTACTGATACTAATGGTGATCCTAGAAAAAGAAGTTATTGTTATGGTCATCAACATGCACCAGGACCTTCAAGTTGTTTTATAAAAGGAACTGAAATAAGTATGGCTGATGGTTCCAGGAAACCTATAGAAAAGGTTGAAGTTGGTGATATGGTTAAAACATATAATGAAGAAACTGAAAATATAGAAAATAATAAAGTGTTATCGTTACAAAGTCCAATTAGAGAAGGTTACTTCGAATTGAGACATGGTAAAGATAATAAATTATTGGGAATAACAGATGAACACCCATTATATTCTGCGAGGGATAAGGGAGACGGAATTACAGAAATGGGTTGGAGATCTATTGTTCCTGAATCTACCATATCTGTCTATCCTCATTTAAATTTTGTTGGTAAATTGAATGTTGGTGATTTTATACTTGATGATGAATTAAAATGGCATAAAGTAAATTCTATTGATTATATAAAAGGTGATATTCAAACTTATAATTTATGGAATGTTGAAAATACTAATACATTTTTTGCAGGTGGTGTTTTAGCACATAATAGATGTTTTATTACGGATACAATGATATTGACACCTGATGGTGAAAAACCTATACAAGATATCAGGTTGGGTGATATTGTACTTGGATATGCTGGTGATGAAATAATTAAAAATAAAGTTTTAAATTTAATGGTACATGAAATAGGTGGAGATTTAATAAAAGTTTATACAAGAAAAGGACATATAACAGGAACAAAAAATCATCCATTACTAGCTAAAACTCAATATTTTGATTATAAAAAAGAAATTTTTACTGATATTGAAAATTTGTCAATTGGTGATTACTTGTTAGATGCAAATGGTGGGGAATTAGAAATAATTTCAATCGAAGATATATCAGATGAACAAGTGACATACAATTTAGAAATCGAAGGAACTAATAGAACATATATAGCCAATGGTTATAGAGTGCATAATGCTAGAATACCAAAATCTCCTGGTAAATATGGTAAATCCAAAGTAAAATATCAATATCCAAATAGAGCAATTCATCCATTAAAGAATCCGAAAAAAATGCCATGGGTATTTTATGATTTAGGTAAATGTGAATTGGATTACATCTTTGGATATAGAAAAACACCTTGTCCTGGAGATTCTTTACCAGCCGAATTGAGTCCAGAAAAAACACTTGAAAATGTATTGGGTACTGTTCCTGGACATATCAGGTCTAATCCACAAAAAAGATATAAATGGCTTATGTCTAAATATTTAGAAAAACATAACAAATTTCTTTCTGATTCGGATACTACATTAGATACAATAGATGCAGCTATTGTAGATTCACCTGCGATTGGATTAGAAAAAATTGCACCACCGGACTCGCCACAATAATGGAGAATAAGTAATGCCAATTCAAGAATACGGATTTCATCCTTCTACGGATTGTTTAGCTGATGGTAATGGTGATTGTTCATATTTTATAACTGCTAATCAAATTTGGTTTGAGAAAGATGACGGTTCACCTGAAGATGCGAATTATATGAATTTTGCAATATCTTTATTTACATCTCAACAATTGATTGATCAGTGTGATGATGGTGAAGATTGTTTTCCAAACTTGGGTGGTTTTAAATTTTCATTTAATTTTTGTTTAAATGGTAATTACAATTCAGGTGATGGATTTGGTGGTGGTAAATATAGTCCAATTATTATAGATAGAGTAACTGCTGCGGGTGATAATACAGGCTTTCAAGGTGGTTATGAGTATTATTTTTATAATTATGGTGATAATGAAGCTAACGATATTAATCCTTTATATGAAGGTACTACTGATACACAATGTTTAAGTGCAACTATAACTGCACAAGCTTTTGGTGGAGCTTCATCCGGATGGTCTTTGGGTACTGGTTATCCAGGAATGACTTTAGCTAATGTTAGAGTTAAGTTCAGGGGTGATGGTTTAGATGTAATTAATCCTGATTTAGATGATCCTTATGAATTCCATCCTTTCAGGGGTACTTATGGTATAGGTGGCCATCCAGAAGCACAATGTTATCAGAATGCAGGTGATCCTTATAATGATGCATGTGTTGCTGGTACGGATTATGGAACCCAGTACATGTCACCACCTCCAACTCCTTTTAATAATCAAGGAAATTTATGTCAATATCGAAATGTTAGTGATGGAATGGGAGCCGGATTCTATTGTACAGGTAATGCATATTATTCAGGTGATGCTGGTACTTCTAGAGATGAAGGGTTTAGATGTAGAGATCATGTATATCCAGCTGATGATTCTACTTATAAATTTGGTTGGACTGAAGAATTATTAAATCAAGATGAAGCAGCTTTATTGAATTATTGCAGACATCAATGTTATCAACCAGAATCTATGTATGGAAATACTTGTCAAAATTTGTTTGAAACTGCTGGTATAACTGAACCCGTTGTTGAAATAGATGGTGTAGATTATATAAGTCCCGAACCTTTGATATGTGGTTATTGTGATTCATATTTTCCTATTGAATGTGATTGGTGGAATGCTGGATTTGGTGATGCAGGATGTGAAGAGAGTTATGGAAATGATACAAGTTTATCTGATTTAAATAATTGTTTGAGAGGTAATTGGGATTGTGTTTCTGATGTCTGGACAAGAACAGTAGGTGTTAATCATGCTGGTCCTAGTTATCCAGCTTGGAATGCTAGTATGATGCCTCCTGGTAATATCACATTTGACATAGTTAGACATAGTCAATGTTGTTCTGGTGATCCTGATGAAGGCGATTGTCTTTCACAATGTGGTAGTTATGTGTGGGATACGAATGGTCAATATTTAAATCCATGGACTTGGATTCCTTCAACATGGATAATTCATGATGTTACCGATAATAATTGTACTCAACAGTGTGGTGGTGGAACTGCATATTGTGCCGATGATTTTTATACTGGTTGTGGTGACAATTGTTGTTGTACAAATCCACCATTCGATACTGCTTGTTTGGATATAGCTCGGTGGTATGAAATATTTGGTTGTACTGAACCTCAAGGTTGTGATTATAATGAAGAAGCAACTGAATCAACATATTGCACATATCCATATGGTACTGCAGATCATTTAGATAATTATTTCACGTGTCAATCAGGACAAGGATGTCCTAGATTATTTCACGATGTGGATGGAGATGGATTATCTGCAGGTAGTGGTTCTGTTGGTGGTAGTAAATATTTCTGTCCAGTAAAATATTATAATACTGCTGGATATGCCTGTATGAATTGGACTCAAAGTTTTCCACTTTATGTTATGAGTTCACTGGATATGTGTGAAATACTTTGTAATCCTGATGGAACTGATACTGATGCAGAATGTGTTGCTGTAAGACGGTGGCAAAAACACGATGGTGGAAGTTCTTCTTATTATCCAGGTAATCAAGTTCCAGATTTAGAAACAGGTGTTGAGAGTTTTTGTGATCCACATGCAGATTATAGTGAATTTGATTATAATCATTGTGAACCTAGAGGGTCTTATGGGGGTGCTGGATTTGATCATCCAAGTTTTAATTGCCCGAATGAAGTTATATTGGATTCAAATCAAACTCCTTCCGGAGCTTTTCCAGGAGCGTGTTTTGTTGATACTACAGGTGACTTAGTAGAAGATTGTGCTTGGGATACTTGGGAATGTGATCCAGTTACTAATGATCCGAATGGTCAATGTGTTAGACCCGAAGATATATCAGTAACTTATGATCAATGTGGTCAATGTGGTGGTTCAGGTGAATCTTGTTCAGCATATGGTCATTGTGATCAAAATAGTCCTCCATCAAATCATGGTGGTGAGTGGTCACAATGTTTAATATGGGGTGGTGAAGGTACATGGGATCCTTTCCCGTGGCCATTTGGATGTGGTAATAGTTATTGTTTTGCACAACAAAAATGTCCTGGTGGTGATAATTTTTCAACAGATGATATTTGTTATTCAAGAGGTTATTCTGAAAATCCGAACCCATGGTGTCAACCAGGTTTTCCTTGTTGGTGGGAATGTGAAGGTGGGTATGCATGTGGTTGTACTTATGGAGGCAACTGTATGCCATCAATTACTGAAAATGCTTCTGAAGTTAGTTGGGGTGGATTAGGTACTTGTGAGGGAACTGGTAAAGTTGAATTTGATATGTGGTATTGTCAAAATGTTTCATATATATCTGATTGGACTGGTGAAAATTTTTATGTACAAGATGGTAGATGTTTCTTTAATAAAACACCTTATTGTGGAACTAGAGCCCCATGGAATGGATTAGGTTGTTCTTGTGATGTTCAATGTTCTTATTATTTTGATTGTTGTCATGGTGCGTGTGATCATTGTAATGAAGCTTGGAGAAGTGGTGTTATACCAGTAGATGTAAATTATTCAGGACCCGAATATCAAACAAATACACCAGGTGGATGGACCGGTAATAATGGAATTTGGCCAATTTGTTTACGATACGATAATAGTTATTTTTATGATGAAACATCATTTGATCATTTATCTTTAACTGCTTTACAAATGTATTGTCCTGAATGTGTTTGGACAGATACACCATATGGTTGTGAAGGATGGGATGGTACAGGTGAATGGTGGAATACTTATATACCAAGTGTATTAGTTAATCAAGGAGCTCCTCCTCCAGGTCCAGATTCAGAAGTATGTTCTTGTCCAAATCCAAATGGAAGTAATCAATGTGGGATATTAAGTGATGAAGTGTGTCATTATAACCTTAATGGTAATCCTTGTTATAGTTGCTGGCACTAATAAAAAAAACGTTGTTTTTTATCTAAAATAGGTTGTATATTTAAATATGTATCAAAATATATATGTCAAGAAGAGTAAGACAGGAAGCCCAGAGGTACATATCTGGGATGATAAGAATGGTTATATGAAATTTTCTCACAAGTCTTATGCATTTATGAAATCACAAACAGGACAATATCGTTCTTTATATGGTGATAAACTCAAGAAAGTTAACTTTTGGACTGGTGAAGATTTACAAAATGGTAATGTGTTTGAAAGTGATGTTCCAATAGAAACTCGTGTTTTAGTTGATATGTATGGGGATTCTGATGAACCATCAGTTGGGCATCGTGAGGTATTTTTTGATATTGAGGTTGAAGTTAAAGATGGATTCCCGGATCCCAAACGAGCCGATAATAAGATAACTGCTATTGCAATATATGACAAAGTTTCAGATGAGTATAGTTGTTTTATTTTAGCCGATATTAAAAATAGAAAAAAAGATAATGTTATCATAGAGTCTTTTAATTCAGAGGAAGAATTACTTCAAAGATTTTATCAGAAATATCTTGAGATAAATCCAACTATATTAAGTGGTTGGAATACCGATGGGTTTGATATTCCTTATCTATATAATAGAACAACTAAAGTTTTGGGTAGTGAAATTGCAAATTGCTTATCACCAATTGGTGAGGTATATTATAATGAACACCAGGGTAAATATAAAATTGCAGGTGTTTCATCTCTTGATTATATTAAATTGTATAGATGGTTTACATATACACAACAATCATCATATAGATTAGATTTTATAGGACAACTTGAAGTTGGTATAGGTAAGGTTGAGTACGAAGGTACTCTTGATGATTTATATAAAAATGATATAAATAAATTTATTGAATATAACTTGGTTGATGTTAAGATTGTAAAGGCACTTGATGATAAATTGAAGTTTATTGATTTGGCTCGTGGTGTGAGTCATTTGGGTCATATATCTTATGAAGATAATTTCTTTAGTAGTAGATATCTTGAGGGTGCTATGTTAGTTTATATGAAAAAGATTGGGGTAGTTGCACCAAATAAACCTATTAGGACAGAAAAATATGGAAGTGAAGATAAGTTTGCAGGTGCTTATGTTAAAGATCCAAAACCTGGTAGATATGAGTGGGTATATGATTTGGATTTAACTTCTATGTATCCTTCTACAATTATGTCATTGAATATATCACCGGAGACAAAGATTGGTAAGTTGGCTGGTTGGGATGCAGAAGAATTTATGAAAGGAACACATAAAACTTATTCTTTAATTGTTGGTGGTAAAGAAAAACAAAAGTTGAATCAAGATGAATTGAAAACGATGTTTGATAAAAATAAAGTTTCAGTTTCATCTAATGGTGTGTTATATAGATATGATAAAAAAGGATTAATACCTGTATTGTTGGAAAAATGGTTTAATGAACGGGTTGAATATAAACGATTGATGAAGAAATATGGTGAAGAAGGTAACGATGAGAAACATGGTTATTTCAAAAGAAGACAACATATTCAAAAGATTATCCTTAATTCACTTTATGGTGTTCTGGGATTACCTGTATTTAGATTTTATGATGTTGATAATGCAGAAGCCACTACATTAACAGGACAAGAGTTAATTAAATTTACAGAGAAAATTGCAAATCATTATTATAATAGAGAACTCGGTGATGAAAAAGACTATTGTATCTATACTGATACTGATTCTGTATTTTACCCTGCTTTACCGTTGGTTAAGAAGAGATATCCTGATGCAGATTCTTCTAATGATGAGTTCATGACTGAACAAATTCTTTCTGTGGCCAGAGAAGTACAAGACTTCATAAATAAAGGTTATGATTATTTTGCAACTAAATTTTTAAATATGAAAGGTGAACATAGATTTGACATAAAACAAGAATGTGTTGCTAAGTCTGCATTTTGGGTTACAAAAAAGAGATATGGTCAATGGATTATTAACGAAGGTGGTTTGACTTGTGATAAATTGGATGTAAAAGGGTTGGATATTGTTCGTAGTAATTTTCCAAAGGCTATGAGACAAGTGATGTCAGAAGTTCTGAAGGATATTTTATCAAATGAGAACAAAGAAGTTATTGATGATAAGATAATAAGTTTTAAGAAAGATATGAAAAATATGTCTATTGATGATATTTCCTTACCTACAGGTGTAAAGGGTTTAAAAAAATATGCAGATAGGAAGAAGACAGGTAAGTTTAATAGTAAGAGTATATTTACTAATACTGTTAAGTCTACTCCTGTACATGTAAAAGCTTCGTTAAAGTATAATGATTTGTTAAAACATTTCAATTTAAATAACATAGAACCGATTAGAGATAGTTCCAAAATCAAATGGACATATTTAAAAAACAATCCATTTGGTATAGATGCTTTGGCTTTTAAGGGTTATGATGACCCGGATAAGATTTTAGATTTTATTGAAGAGTACATAGATCACGATAAATTATTTGATGGTGCTATGGAGAAGAAAATCAAAATGTTTTATGGTGCATTAGGTTGGGAATTAGTAGATAAAGAGAGTACGATAGAAAAGTTTTTTTAAACGTTGACTCGTATAGTAAAAGTTTTGTATATTTAAAAAATAATAAGTTTATATAATAGGAGAAAAAAATGCAAAAAACAAAGTTAGATAAATTCATTCAAAAATATAATTTGGGTGGACATGTTAATAGTGTAAAATGGAAGTCATCCGATAATGGATTAAAAACTTCTTTTGTTACACCTGATAAAACATTATTAGGACATGTTTCTGTTGATAATTTAGTTATGGAAGATTCAACCATAGGTATATATCAAACAGATATGTTGAGAAAATTATTAAGTGTATTATCAGATGATGTAAATGTATCTTTAACAAAAGCTGGTGATTCTGCAGTTGCATTAAAGGTTAAAGATAATGATAATGTTAATATTAATTATGTGTTAAGTGATTTATCGGTTATTTCTGAACCACCTGCTTTAAAGAGAATACCAGATATGGGAACTGAAATTAAAATAGATTCATCTTTTATTGATAAATTCATTAGAGGAAAAAGTGCATTAAGTGATGTAGATTCTTTTGCTTTATTGAATGAAGGTGGAACTGTTAAGTTGGTTATTGGTTATTCTTCTACTAATACAAATAGGATAGATGTAGATGTATCTGTAAATTGTACTAAATGTGATATATCCAAACCTATATACTTTAATGCTAATTTGTTTAAAGAAGTATTAGTAGCTAATAAAGAATGTACATCAGCTGTATTCCAAGTTTCAACAGAGGGATTAGCTAAGATTCAATTTAAAGTTGATGATTATGATTCTACTTATTATCTTGTAGCTATGGATGATGTTAATTAAGATGGGTGATAAATATTCAAAAGAACATGAACAAATGTGGTTGGATAGTGTTAAACCAAAATATAAGATAACATATAATGTTCCGGATGGTACATATTATGCAAATTCAATATGGGGTTTAATGTGGGAAGTATATACACATAGGTTATGGCACTTATTCAGACACGGGAGGTGGATGGATTAATGGAACATAGTTTATGGGTAGAAAAGTATAGACCAAGTGATTTATCAACTTATATTGGTAATGATCATCTCAAAGATAAAGTAAAAGTTTATCTTGAGAGTGGAGATGTTCCACATTTATTACTATATGGTAGAGCAGGTACAGGTAAAACAACATTGGCAAAGATAGTTGTTAATAACATTGATTGTGACTATATGTATATTAATGCATCGGATGAAAACAATATAGATACAGTTAGAAACAAGATGAAGACATTTGCATCTTCAGTTGGATTTAAAGACTTAAAAGTTATTATATTGGATGAGTGTGATTATCTTACACCAAATGCACAGGCTGCTCTTCGTAATTTAATGGAAACATTTTCAAAGCATTGCCGTTTTATTCTTACCTGTAATTATGTGGAAAGAATAATTGATCCAATTCAATCAAGATGCCAGTCATTTAAAGTTGTACCACCATCAAGAAAAGAGGTTGCACAACAAATGGTTGATATTCTTGATAAGGAAGGCTGTTTATATAAGTTAGACGACATAGCTCTTATAGTAAATGCAGGTTATCCTGATATCCGTAGAGTTATCAATTCGGCACAAAGACAAGTCGTTGATGGTAAATTGAAAGTTGATATTAATTCTGTAATTCAAAATGATTATAAGATTAAATTATTAGAAAATCTAACACCTACCGCTAAGGTATCGGATATTAGACAATTACTTGCTGATAATTCTATAACTGATTATTCTGAATTGTATAGATTACTTTATGATGAAATAGATACATATTCTAATAATAAAGTTGCAGAATGTATCCTTGCAATCGCTGAAGGACAATATCAAGATGTACAGGTAGTGGATAAAGAAATAAATTTTATGTCAACAATAGTTAAAATAATGAGGTTAATAAAATGAAATTAATACCAGTAAATGATAAGATAGTGGTTAAACCTAGAGAAACTGCTAATGATGAAATGACAGAATCAGGTATAATTTTACCGGATACGGTAAGTGATGGTAAGTTAGTAGAAGCTGATGTGATTTCTGTTGGTGAGGGAATGTATTCCGCGAACGGAACTCGTATTCCTGTAGTAGTGAAAGAAGGTGATGTTGTATTGTATAATAAGACACATAATGGTGCATCGGAATATACATTAAATGGTGAAGAAGTATTAATAATGAGTCAGAATGAAGTTTTATCAATTTTAAGGAGTGAGTAAATGAGAAGATTTAGGATAGAACATATAAAGGATTTTAAACCTCCTATATATGTGACATTACATCAACCACCTTATGAGAATGCAAATATTTTACATAAGACAGGTTGGAAAGAAAAAGATGTAACGATTACAGAAGTAACTATGGGGAGAATAGAAGAATGAAAAAAGTATTAGAAGAGATTACCTCTGATTCAGGTTTAAAAGTTTTGGTTCATGATCATGGTGATACAAGTGAAAAAAGCTTAAAAACTTCAAATGGTAAACGTTTGTATGTAGATTATACCGGGTATTTGGATGATGGAACTATATTTTCTAGTTCTGAAATAAATGGTCAACAATTTTCATTTCAACTTGGTATGGGTCAGGTTATTCCAGGATGGGAAGAAGGATTTCAAGATAAATGGGCTGGTGCAGAGTTAACATTTGTAATACCACCACATTTAGCTTATGGACCAAATGGTTCTCGTAATGGTGAAATCCCTGGAAATGCAATATTAATATTCGAAGTTAAGATTAGAGGGGTAGAAAAATAATGATGATTAAAGGTAAAGATCAAAATACGGGTGCTATGACACTTGACGATATAGATTTAACACATGCAACAACACTTGAATGTGAAAAATGTCAAGGTAAAGGCTTCCAGCAGACAATGATGTTGAAGAAGTTGTCCGCACTTATGTCACCGACAGGCCAGGAAGCTATAATTCCTGTAGCAGCTTTTGCATGTCAATCTTGTGGACATATTAATAAAGAATTTCAAGACGCAGATATACAACAAGCATAATGCCTTTTTATACTTTTAAATGTCCAGAGTGTGAGGATATAAAAGAAGTACTACAGGGTATGAATAAACCTGCACCTAGTTGTGATAAATGTACAAAAATGGTTCCTCGACATATTGTTGAAATGGAGAGAGTTTTCAAAGATACAGGTAAACCAAAATTTAAAGGTAAAGGTTTTTACGAGACAGATTATAAAACGAAGGATAAACCATGACGATTATAGATTGGATGAACCAGTTGTTGGTTCATAAGAAAAAGTGGGATGAATTTACTGAAGATGAACAAAAGAAATTTAGTCCTTTTATTATTAATCGTTGGTTATCTATGGATGAAGAATTTATAGAAATTGTAAATTTTTTCCAAAAATATTCGATTGGTCTTTTAGAATCAAGGGAAATTTATAAATGGTATTGTGATATATTACCAAAAGGCAAAAGATTTAATAAATATATAAAAGGTAAAAAAGAAAAAAAATATGATCCAGAGTTAATTGATATAATATGTAGAGATTTTAATTGCAGTAAATTGGAAGCAAAACAAAATTTATCTCTTATATCAAAGGAACAAGTAGATTATATATTAACAAAATATGGAACAGATCCCAAAAAAATCAAAAATATTTGTAAGAGAAATTTCTAAAAAAATAGCAAAAGATATGATTGTGAAACATCATTATAGTCATACTTGGACTATGTGTAGGTATGCACTTGGTATTTTTTACGAGACGGATAACCAACATTCATTCTTTGATGAGAAAGAAGAGAAATTAGCTGGAGTTGCAGTCTATGGTTATCCTGTTGGTAGAAGTGCAGCTACATCAATTTCACCAGAATTAAATCCAGAAGAGGTTTTGGAGTTGACACGACTATTTATATTTGATGAATATGGTAAGAATACAGAAAGTATTGCTATATCAAAGACATTTAAATGGTTACAAGATAATGCTAAAGATATAAAGGCACTTATATCATATTCAGATCCAGAACAAGGACATATGGGAATTATATATCAAGCAACTAACTGGATATATCAGGGTAATAAAATGAGAAAACTTGGTAATTATGGAGTTAAGTTGACAGAGGATGGTGATTGGATGCATTCAAGAACTGTGTTTGCGACTTATGGTTCACATAATCTTGAACACCTAAAGAAAAAGATTGGTCATACATTTTGGCGTAAGAATGAAACAATGAAACATAGGTATTTGTATTTATTGTGTAGTAAAAAAGAAAAGAAGAAAATTATGAAAACTCTCAAACATCCACCATTAGAATATATAAAATATGATGATGGGTATAAGGGTGAAGAAATTGAAAAAATAATTGTAGAAAATAAAAAAGAGAGAAAAAGTTTTTATGAATAAAATATCATATAGTCAGTTGTCAATGTTTAATGAATGTCCATTGAGATGGAAACTCAATTACATTGATGATTTGTCAATTTCCGAACCTAGTATTCATTTATTATTTGGTACTGCTATGCACGAAGTTATACAAACTTGGTTAGAAGTTATGTATAATGACAGTATTAAAAATGCAAATAAACTTAACCTTGAACAAAGATTACATGATAAGATGTATGAAAGATTTCAGATAGATAAAGAGACTTATGGTAAAAATCCATGTACTCTAGAAGAGATGAAAGAGTTTTTTAATGATGGTGTTCATATATTAGATTTCGTTAAACGTAAGAGAGCTGATTATTTTCAGAAAAGACAATATGAATTGATTGGTTGTGAAGTTCCAATTGAAGTGATGTTAGAAAAAAATATTAAAATGGTGGGGTATCTCGATATAGTTTTAAAACATAAACCTACAGATACTATTACAATTATAGATATAAAAACATCAACTCGTGGTTGGAATAAGTGGATGAAAGCTGATAAGAATAAAACACAACAATTATTATTATATAAGAATTTTTATTCAAAACAATATAATGTTCCTATTGAGAATATTGAAGTAGAATATTTTATAGTTAAAAGGAAATTATGGGAAAATACAGATTTCCCACAGAAAAGAGTTCAGAAATTTGTACCGGCGAGTGGTAAAGTAAGTATGAATAAAGTAATGAATGGTTTAGATTTATTTTTGGAAAATGCATTTGATAATGATGGTGAATATAGGACTGATAAAATATTTGCATTGCCAAGTAAGAAGGCTTGTAAATGGTGTGAGTTCAATCAGACAAAGTATTGTAGTCAAGGCGTAAAATAATGAGAATGATTTGCAAATCATTGGCTATTTGTTTGGATGATATCATAGATGACGATTCTGAAAATGAAATAATTGATAGTTTACTTAAATGTAAAAGTAGATTTAAAAAAGATTTAAAGGTTATTTTTATACATAGGAATTTAAGTAAAGATGATATTAAAAAATTCTTATCAAGACATTCTAATAATTTAATTAAAATTGATAGTGAAATAACAAAAAGTAAAATAAGATATGTTTGGTTTAATATAAATTTAACTAATGCTGATATTAAGAGTTGGAGATATAATTACAGAGGCAATAGTATATTAAATGGAATTAAATCCTATGTTAAAATATTAAATCATATTGTGCAGAAGGAGAATAAATGAAAGTAGGAATTATAGGTAGTAGAAGATATGAAAATAAACGGAAAATAAAAGATTTCATATTTAAATTAAAGAATGAATATGGCAGTGATACTATTATTGTAAGTGGTGGGTGTAAAGATGGTGCTGATAGATATGCTAAGAAATATGCATTAGAATTAGGTTTACAATATGAAGAGTATCCGCCTTTTCACGAAGTTCATAATTTATATTGTCCATTACCAGAATCTAGTTATGGTAAACCTTATAATGTAAAAAACTTTTTTGCTAGGAATAAGATAATAGCGGGTACGAGTGATTTTGTGGTTGGATTTGTTCCTGATGGTATTGAGGCTAATGGAACTATGTCTTGTATAAATTATGCAAAACAATTTAAAAAAAAATTCGTGATAATTAATTAATTCTATATATTTATATATGTATATATATTAAAGAGGAAATATGATATGGCTATAAAAGGCGAAGTAAAATTAACATCGGTTAAAATTGTAAATGATTTGTACAATTCATTTAAACATATTAGTTTGGATGATGATATAAATTTACAAAAACTGGTGAATAGATGTGTAGTTTTATACATCAATGATGAGGAATTCAGAAATAAAATTAATAGTTTTAGTGACTTAAAAGAGTCAGGCAGTAGTTTCTAAAAACAAACATAAAGGGTTATATATGTCTAAGAAAAAAATATTATTATTAGCAGATGATTTAAGAATGCATTCTGGTGTTGCTAGAATGTCGAGGGATATGGTACTTGGTACATTACATAAATATGATTGGGCTCAGATTGCAGGGGCAGTTAAGCATCCCGAAGAAGGTAAAAGGATTATGATGCAGGGTGATGAGAATTTTAAAATACCTAAAGATTCAAAATGTACTTTATATCCAGTAAGTGGTTATGGGAATCCGGATAAATTGAGAGAAATTATGGAGATTGAGAAACCGGATGCTTTATGTATATATACAGATCCAAGATTTTGGATCTGGTTTTTTCAAATGGAAAATGAAATAAGACAAAAAATACCAATTTTTTATTATAATATATGGGATGATTTGCCTGATCCTATTTTTAATAGAAATTATTATAGAAGTTGTGATTTATTGATGGCCATATCAAAACAAACATATGGTATAAATAAAAGATTGTTACCTGAATATGATGATTGGCAAATTACATATGTTCCACATGGTATAAACGAAGATATGGTATTTAAAATTAAAGAAAAGTCATTTGAATTTACTAATTTTGAATCAAAAATGGGATTAGATAAATATAAATTTAAAATTTTATATTGTAATAGGAATATTCGTAGAAAAATGCCAGGTGATGTGGTTATGGCATATAAACATTTTATGGATAAACTTACAGAAGAACAGAGAAAAGATTGTTGTTTGATATTCCATACAGCACCCGTAGATGAAAATGGAACAGATTTAAGGGAAGTTTGTTCTGCATTAATTCCAAATTATAATGTTGTATTTACTTATGATAGAAACAAAGGAGTACATTTCAATGATAAAGAAATGAATTTCATTTATAACACAGCTGATATTACCATTAATATAGCTTCAAATGAAGGTTTTGGTTTAGCCACCGCAGAGTCTCTTATGACAGGAACTCCTATTATAGTTAATGTTACTGGTGGGTTACAAGATCAATGTGGGTTTATGAAAGATGATGGTTCACTACTTACTATAGATGATTATTCAGGTGATTGGGGATCCAATAACAATGGTAAATATCAGAAACATGGTGAATGGGTTAAACCTGTTTTTCCTTCTACTATTAGTTTACAAGGTTCACCTCCAACGCCATATATATTTGATGATAGATCTAGGTGGGATGAAGTTGGTGATGCAATCAAGGAATGGTATGATGTAGGACATGATGAGAGAGTTAGATGTGGTGAATTGGGTATAGAATTTGTCAAGAATAATGATGTAGGTATGTCAGGTAAAGGTATGTCTAAAAATTTTCTTGACTCTTTTGACAATGCATTTGCAAATTGGAAACCTAGAAGAAAATATATTTTGGAGGCTGTATAATGAATAATAAACCGTTAATGTTAATTGTTGCTCCGTTATCCACTCGTAGTGGTTATGGTGAACATGGTAGAGATCTTTTTCACTCATTCTATAATTTGGATAGATTTGATATACGAGTTATGGATGTAAGATGGGGTGATACACCAAGAAATGCATTAAATCCTGAAAATAAAAAAGATAAATTAATTTTGGATAGTATGTTATCTTATGAAAATCAATTACCAAAACAACCTGATATATGTGTTGATATTAGAATACCGAATGAATTTAATCCTATCGGTAAACATTATAATATAGGAATAACCGCTGGTATAGAAACTACAGGAGTTTCAACTAAATGGTTGGAAGGTTGTAATAAAATGGATTTGGTAATTGTTCCATCCGAACATTCCAAAAAAGGTTTTATTGATACTAAATACGATAAAGCTCAAAAGATGCCCGATGGCCAAGATGTAAAGATAGGTGAATTAAGATTAGAAAAACCAATGGAAGTTTTATTCGAAGGAGAAGATACTTCTATATGGAAACCATTATCTTCTAAAGAAATGGATACTGATTTTGTTAAAGAAGTAACTGAAATGGTAGAAGAAGATTTTGCATTTCTTTTTGTTGGTCAATGGGTGAAAGGTGATTATGGTGAAGATAGAAAAGATATCGGTAGAATGTTAAAGATATTTTTTGAAACATTTGCTAATCAAAAAAATCAACCTGCTATGGTTCTAAAAACAAGTGGTGCAACATATTCTGTTATGGATAGGGAAGAAACAAAACGTAAGATTTCTTTAATTAAATCTATGTTTCCGAAAAGTGTTAAATTACCCAAAGTTTATTTACTACACGGACAATTATCAGCACAGGAAATGAATCAATTATATAATCATCCTAAAATAAAAACTATGGTTTCTTTTACACATGGTGAGGGTTTTGGGAGACCACTACTTGAAGCTACGATGGCTGGATTACCGGTAGCTGCATCGAATTGGAGTGGGCAAATTGATTTTTTAGATATGAATCATTCAGTTCTTATCGGTGGTGAAATTGGTAGAGTTCCAGAGTCTGCAGTTTGGCAAGATATTGTTATACCTGAAAGTAGTTGGTTTAATGTTAACGAAGAAGAAGCTTCAAAAGCTTTACAATACTGTCATTCAGTTAATGACGAGTTACGTACTAAATCTGCAAAATTATCTAAAATAAATCGTGAATCATTTTCACATGATGCTATGACGAAAAAGTTGGGTGAAATTTTGGATAAACATATGCAAAAGATATCGGTATCTAAACCGGTTGAATTGAAATTACCAAAATTAAAATCTATAAAAAATAAGGAATTAGTATAATGGAAGACAACAATAAATCTCCACAAAAGATAACAACAATTTGTCCTCTCTGTGGAGAAAAAGAATTAAATGTTAATACAGATGAAAATTCAAATGGATTACAACAATGTATTTCTTGTGGTTATTCTACTAATGATTCATTTTCTTTGGATAATGGTGATATAAATACTAATGATGAGTTTAAAGATTTAGATCCATTTATGAAAAAGTTTTCAAAAACTGAAAATAATTTTGTATGGATACCATCAGTTATGCAATTACCAATTGGTATATATTATCCATCAGAAAAAAATGATGAATTGATTTGGATGTTTGCACCATTAGTTAATATACCAGAAGAACAACAGAAAAAGTATCCTAAACCGGATGGTGGATTTTATGAAAAGCGTTATGATATGGAGAAACAGTTGGAATTTACAAATTTTGGTGAAGGTGTAAAAGAGATACAGACAGTAATGTCAATGATAGAAGAAAATGAAAAGGCAAAATCATTAGAAGAGGATAGAGAGAATGGCACAGAAGAAGCCGAGACTGACAAGACATCATAGAAAAATTTTAGGTGTTAAAAAAACTACTATAAAAAAAGTTAATCCTGGTGATATAATGATGTTTAGGTATACCAAAGCTGCATTAGATCCAATGCCTTTAGTTATGGTTTTATATTTGGAAGATAATAGATTGTTACATTGTATTAATTTAAATTATTTACCAGAAACTGAAGTACAAAAATTATTTAGGGGTTTGGTTAGTAGATATGGTTTAGAAGAAAAGGAAGAAAAAAATAATAAAGGAAAAGTTGAAAAACATTCTAAAATTTCTATGCCAGGAAATGCAGGTTTAATGTCTCCAATTGGTAAAGAGATATATAGTCAGATTGTAAAACCTAAAATAATGCAGAATACAAATTGTTATAGAACTTATGATATAAGACTAATAAGTGGGGCTCAAAAAATAAGATATGAAATGGATATTGTTAAATCTGGTATGAGTAGAATGTCTGCACAAGAGGTAGATGATCGTAAACAAGCTGCTATAGAAAGTAAGATGGGTATTAAATCAGATAAACAAGGGAAGTAGATATGAAAATAAGTTATAGTATGTTAACACATAATGAAACAGATTCATTGTATAAATTAATAGAGTTTATTGTTGAACATAAAGATGAAGAAGATGAGATAGTAATCCTTGATGATTATTCGGACAATGAAAAAACGAAGGAAATACTTGATACAATGTGTTCAATTCATGAAATAAAATTCGAACAAAGATCATTAAATAAAGATTATGGTGCACAAAAAAATCATTTAAAAAATATGTGTACAGGTGATTATATTTTTAATTTAGATGCTGATGAATTACCTAACAAATGGTTGATGAAAAATATAAAAACTATTAATGCCCTCCTCAATACTAACACTAGTGCTGTATTTATAAGCCGTTACTCTATTTCCTTCTTCATCAAAAAAATCTTTGTTATAATAAAATTGTGGTGGCAGTTCAGGTTTAGCAAAAGGATTTTTTAAACCAAAAATATTCTTAAGACCTAATTCA